TTCAACCTCAAGTGATGGTAGAATAAATGGTAGACCAGGTTATAGTGATACTATGATGTATTTAGCAATAGCATAAACAATGGAACAGTTGAAGATATATCTATTAAACGCAATAGCATTAGCAATCAGTATAACAGAGATTAATCCGTATCTTCAAACAATATCATTATTATTGGCAATAGGGTACACGATAATACAAATAACAAAAAAACTAAAATAAGATGGCAAAAATAGACATAGATGGCGATGGAAAAGCTGATGTAAGCATTTCAATTCCACAAATCGTAACGTTGTTAGCTATGTTTGCTTCCATTGTAGGTTCTTATTATACATTAAGCGCCAAGATAGAAACTAACGCTTCTGACATCAGTAAATTAAAATATAACGAAAAGGAATACACTTGGAAAAACCAAAGACAACTCGAAGCTGAAGTAAGAGAGATTACTTTAGAGATGAGGGACTTTATGAAAGATTTAGAATACTTAAAAGTAGATAAAAGAAAATGATAAAAAAATATTGGAGTATAGTTAAAGAAGCTGCTAAAGATTGGGTGGTGGATAATTGGAAAAGTGATTTATTATTTGACAAAGGTAAAGTTATCTTTGTTGGTGTTATCGCTTTCTTTGTACTTATTAAAATAATCTACGATATATTCGTATGAACCTTAATTACTTTACTCTCTCGGAATTTTCTTCTCCGGATTTACCTAATTCAGGGCTTAATATGGATTCAGGCTTTCTTACCAAACTTGAAGAAGCAAGAGCCATTGCAGGAATACCCTTTAGAATTACATCAGGATATAGAACAAAAGAATATAATCAATCATTGCGAGACAAGGGATATAAAGCATCTCCTAACTCATCACACCTTATTGGAGTTGCAGCCGACATTGCAGTCAATTCAGGACACGACAGATACGTTATCCTTAACGCTCTTATTAGAGCAGGATTTAAAAGAATCGGAGTTGCTAAAACATTCATACATTGCGACACAGACGATTCTAAACCTAACTCCGTATGGACTTACTAATACTGTAGGTAATACGATATGTCTGACAAAAAGAAATTTAAAGAGACACAAGTAGGACAGTTCTTGTTAGAGAAGATTCCTAATATAGTAGGAGCAGTAGCAGGAGATACGTTAGCAGGAAACGTAATACAAGCCATTATAGGCGGTTCTGATATGTCCGAAGAGGATAAGTCCATAGCATTAAAAAAACTTGAATTAGAGAGAGCAGAGATAGATGGAGTAACCCGTAGATGGGTTGCAGATGCTCACAGTAAGTCTTGGTTAGCAAATAACGTTAGACCATTGACTTTAGTATTCCTTACAATTAGTTACGTAGTAGGTTGGTATTTAGGATACCCATTAGATTCTATTACAGGTCTTTTAAGTATCGTTATAGGTGGTTATTTCGGTTCAAGAGGGGTAGAGAAGGTATTTGGAAATAAAATGCACAAGAATGGCTAAACAAAAAGTTATCAACTACGAAAAGGTCAAAGTAAGACGTAAGGGAATACATAGTAAATCAAAACAATCAAGTGTAAAATCATCTAAAAACTACGTTAAGAAATATCGTGGTCAAGGAAGATAATGTTTATAACTTACCGTTTAAAAAGTTTACATCTTTCAAAAAAAGCGTGTAACTTTGGTGGGTTAGTGGGAATGTAATTATTATTTTTAATACAACTTAAATACTAACTTTAATACATATATAAATAAATGGAAGATTTAACTATTAGAAAATTAGCAGAAAAAATTGCAAAAGATTTTCAATTATCTGTAAAAGAAAGAACAGATAGCATATTAGAATTAGATGCTATACAATATCAAAATCTTGGTATAGATTCTACTAAAACAGAAAAGAAAAAAGTTAAATCAGATAGTAAGTATTTATATAGGCTCGTAAAAGGATTTAATGAATCAGATGGTAACTTACTGTTGAATCATATGGATGCTTAACCAATGATTAAAAAAAAACTATGCCAAGAACTGCAAAGAAACCTACAAGAAGTAAATTAGTTAAAAAACTTGATGTAGTATTTAGTCAGTATATAAGACTGTCTAATGCAGATAAGAATGGCTATTGTACTTGTGTAACTTGTAGTAAAAATTTTCATTGGAAAGAAATACAAGCAGGACACTTTATGAGTAGAAAGCACTACTCTATACGTTGGGATGAAAGAAATGTTAAACCACAATGTGTAGCCTGTAATGTCTATAGAGCAGGAGAACAATATAAGTATAGTTTATATCTTGGTAATAACTTATCTCAAAAGCTGCTTGAAGAAAGTAGGGAACTACGTAAATTTACAAATATCGAGTTAGAAGAAATGATTTCTGATTATAGTGATAGATTGAAAAAACTTACTTGATTAATTCTTGTATAATTGTTCTTTGTTATGGAGGGTAGGATTAATTTCTTATCCTCTTTTTTTTTGTTAAATATTTTTTTGTATCTTTACGATATGGAACATTATACTAAAGCAGAACTCTATGGCGAGGTCTTGGAACTGCAACACGAAAACGAAAAACTAAAAGAACAATTAATTTTAAGTTATGAAAGAAACAAACATTAATCAGAAACTGTTCAATCTACAACAAGAGATAGGAACAATTAGCAAGGATGCAAGTAACCCTTTTTATAAGTCAAAGTATTTTGATATTAACTCTTTAATCAATCAGCTTAACCCTCTCTTAAAGAAGCATAGATTACTTCTACTGCAACCAATAGAGGAAGATAGTGTTTATAGTAAACTTATCTGTGTTGATGGAACAGGAGGTGTTATATCAGGTTTAAAGCTACCTGAAATAAACGACCCACAGAAGTTAGGTTCAGCAATTACTTATTATCGTAGATATACTTTAGCTTCACTTCTTGGATTACAGGCAGTAGACGATGACGGTAATGTAGCAAGTGGAGTAACCGAAGAAAAGAAATGGTTAAACCAAAACACACCTGAATTTAGTAAAGCAATAGAATTTATAAAAGGTGGAGGTAGCATAGAAGCTATAAAAAGCAAATACAAGGTATCTAAAAAAGTAGAAGATGAACTTGCAAAATTGTAGAATTAAAAAAGTATATTACACAACAAAATATAATAATCAATCAATAAAAATAGAAATATGGAAATTACAGGAAACATCAAGGTTATTCAAGACATTGAATCAGGAACTTCTAAATCAGGCAATGAGTGGTCTAAAAGAACTATCGTTGTAACAACAGAAGGAGACTACCCACAAGACTTACCTATTGACTTTATGGGTAAAGCTATGGAGGACATTCAAAAGTTTCAAGTAGGAAACCCTGTTACGGTTAGCATTAATTTACGTGGAAGTCAATACAATGGTAAATACTATTCAAGTATTAACGGTTGGAAGATAGCACACACAATAGGAAACGTTAGCAACACAGAGCAGAACCCTGCAAGAGAAACTGCAGACTTACCATTTTAAATAATTGGGGGATTAAGTTCCCCCTTTTTTTATATATTTATGAAAAAGATATTTGAAGGAGAGATGCCTGATGACTTTTGGAATTATTTAGTAAATCCAATAACAGGATATTATATAGAACATAGAAACAAAAACGAATATAACGAGGAAATCGTAAGGAAGTATGCGAAAACTCCGCAAAGTATATGATAGCACAAGCAAAGAAATTACAAGATAGGATTTTAGATATCAAGTATGGCAGAATAAAAGAAGGACTTAAAATAGGAGTTCCTGAAATTGACGAACACATACGATTCAAAAAAAACGTACTAATAGCAATAGGACACGCTAACGTAGGTAAGACTACAACACTTATTTACTTTTATGTATTGTGGGCAAAGAAACACAATCTTAAATTCTTAATATGGTCAAGTGAGAACAGTCCTGAATCAATATTAAGAAAAATTATAGAATTTAGAATGGGTAAACCTATTCAAGAAGCTACAGACACCTTAATAGATAAAGCAGTAGAGTGGTCTAATCAACACTTTAAAATAATAGAAGTAGAGGACTTATACACTTATAAAAGTCTTTTGAAAGAAGCACAACAAATAAAAGATGCTTGGAATTACGATGGTTTATTAATAGACCCTTACAACTCGTTGGCTAAAGATGCAGCAGTACTTAAAATGGTAGGAAATGCCCACGAGTACGACTATCAGGTTTTGACTGAATTAAGAATATTTAGCAAAAAGAATAACGTACAAGTTTGTGTTAATGCACACGGAGTAACCTCTGCACTTCGGCAAGTACATCATAGCGGACACGAATACGAGGGATTAACAAGACCATTAGCAATGAGTGATGCAGAAGGTGGTTCTAAAATTAGTTCTCGTGCTGATGACATTTGGTGTATTCATAGATATGTACAACATCCTACCGATTGGATGTATTCTCACATTCACGTTTTAAAAGTAAAGGAGAACGAAACAGGCGCAAGACCAACAACATTTGAGCAGCCTATAAGTTTAAGAATGAAAATAAATAACGTAGGATTTGAATATTTAGGTAAAGATTTAATACAAGAAAATAAAGAAATAAAACCTTTAGGAATATGATGTTACTTGGACTTTTAATGGTAATCACTTTGGTTTATTTAATTATAGGTCAAATCAAAAATGCAGATATCATTTTAAGTCCTGTAATAGGAATGATGTTTGGTTTTTTATATAGCAAAGAACAGTTAGAAGAAGGAGACGAAATAATACTACAATGTGTTATTGGTGTAATTAGTATAACTGTTATATGGATAAACCCACACAATGGCTCACTATAGTTGCTGAAAGGCATAAGGAATGGGTCAATATAGTAAAAAGTTTTGGCGAGTATGACTACGCTGAAGATATAGTACAAGAGTGTTATTTGACACTACATAAATATGCAGATGAAAGCAAGGTTATTAGAAATGGTGTTGTTAGTCGCGGGTATTTGTTTTTTACTTTGCGTTCTTTGTATTACCAATATTATAATAGTAAAAGAAAGATTGATAAAGTTTCTCTTGATGATGACCAAATTACCATCCAAATTCCAAACGATTCGCAAATGGATGAACAAATAGCCTTCAATAAGATATGTACTATGATAGATGACCACATAGATAGTTGGAGATGGTATGAAAAAAAGTTATTTACTTTGTACAGGGATACAGAACTCTCTATAAGGGGAATAGCTAAAGAGACTAATATAAGTTGGGTAAGTATATTTAATACGCTTAAACACGCTAAAAATGAACTAAACGAAAAGTTTAAAGAAGATTGGGAAGATTATATAAATAAAGATTACGATAAGTTATGAAAGATTTCAAAGGAGACAAACTCTCAAAAGAATACAAAAGAGTGGAAAAAAAACACGCTGAAGCAAGTGAAGGACTTGGAGACACAGTAGAAAAGATTACAAAAGCTACAGGAATAAAGAAAGCGGTTAAGTTTTTAGCAGGGGAAGATTGTGGATGTGATGAAAGAAAAGAGAAACTAAACCAAGTGTTCAGATATAAGAAACCTGAATGCTTGACAGAAGAAGAGTTTGATTTAATTAAAATGGCAGTAGACACTAAAAAGAATAAGTTTACTCCTGATGAGCAAGAGACGTACAAGATTATATACGAAAGAATATTTAAAACCAAAGTAGAATGTACACCTTGTAGTTTTGCTAAAGTAGTGTATAAGGATTTGGTAGCAGTTTACAATCAATATTTATAATAAAGTATAAAATAAATGAAGAAATTAAACAATTTACGAGAAGCAGAGTACTACACAAATTTTAATTTAGTAGGAGAGAAAATAATCAAGTGGAGAAAAGCAAAACCTGAAAACAAAGACCTTAATGAGTTCTATTTTTGTTGGCAGGAAGTAGGCTTTTATGTACACAATCTTATAACAAACGAAAGGCTTTATAATCAATCCATAAGAGAATATAGAGCAGACAAGGATAGAGCAGTTATGAGAGCAAGAAAAGCCGAACAAAAAATAAAAGAACTTGAAAAGGAGATAACCAAATACAAAGCACTCTATGGATGATTTATTTGTAGGATATGTTATGTTTAGGATTATAGAGTGGTTAGTATATCAAATATTTAAAAAATGAGTGATAGTATAAAAAAGTGGGAGGAAATGATGGAAGCAGGAGGCTATACCACAGATTCAACCTATAATTATTTACCTAAAGACCCTATAGTGGAAAAGGTAATAAACAGGATGAGAGCAAGAAGTAGAGACGGCATATTAAAATACGGTACTACATTGCACGATTCTCCTGATGGATTCTATCAGTTCTTAAATCATTTACAAGAGGAACTTATGGATGCAACATTATATATAGAGAAACTAAAACAACAGAAGTAATGCCACTACCTAAACCAAAAGCAACAGAAACACAAAAGGAGTTCATACAAAGATGTATGATTGATTCCAATATGGTAACAGAGTTTAAAGACAAAGAACAACGCTTTGCAGTGTGCTCACAAATCTATAGGGATGAAAGAAGCTAAATTAATTAAGATGCAACACGATATAAAGTTAACTCAACAAGCGTTAGTAGTTGCCTTAAATAAAATAGAAAAATTAGAAAAAAAAGTTTTCCCAAAAGATGAAGATGTTAAATAATTGTTTATATTTGAATAAATATATTAATTATGACATACGAAGAACTTTACTACAGGTCAATGACAGACCACGAATTACAGAGAGTAATTAACACACATCAATTCTTGGATGGTTACGCTCACAGATGTCAGCAGGAACTGAACAGGAGAAAAGAAGAACAAAACGAAATTACAAGGTTATGATAACACTATTAAACGGAGAAACATTTCTCAAAGAAGAAATAGTAGGAATGGCTTATGATGATTCATTCTACTACAAACATCTTGGACAGTATGCTTTAAGTAGTTCATCTCTTAAAACACTACTTAAAAGTCCAAAGACTTATAGAAACATTCTAAAGTACGGAGACCCTAACGGAGATAGTCCTGCATTAGCGGCAGGTAAATTAGTACATTGGATGATACTTGAACCTCATAAAGTAGATAAGTTACATTTTGTAGATGCTTCCACAAAGAACACTAACCTATACAAAGATGCTAAAGCAAAGTATGGAGAAGTGTTTTTGACTAAAGAAAGAAGCGCAGCAGAAAGATTAGCAGATGCAGTATTAAGAAATGAAGCAGCACTCAAACTATTAAACAAATCAGAGTTTGAAGTCCCTGCAGTAGAAATGATAGAGGACTTACCATTTAGAGGTAAAGCAGATATAATTCAAGGAGACACAATCATTGACCTGAAAACAAGTCAAGACCTAAATTCATTTCGTTACTCTTGCGATAAATATTCTTACGACCTTCAAGCGTGGTTGTATCTTAAATTGTTTAAGAAAAATAAGTTTATCTTTTTAGTGATTGACAAAGCAAGTACTGATATAGGAATCTTTGATGTGAGTGATGAATTTTTAGCAAGAGGCGAACAGAAATTCAGACAAGCAGTAGACAACTATAAGTACTTTTTTCAAGAAGAAAACGATTTAGATCAATATGTAATGAGAGGAATATTATGAATATATTAGAAGAAGCTAATAAAATAATTAATCTTCGTTCTGAAGAAAAAGAAAGAGAATATGGTCCATTTAAAGAATCAATGGAGAAAGCGGCAATAGTAGCGTCTGAACTATGTAATAAAAAAATTACAACAGAAGATTTTTATAAATGTATGATTGCTTTAAAAATAAGCAGAATGGCATATAATTTAAAAGAAGATACTTTATTAGATGCGGTTGGTTACATAGCCGCTTTAAATAATTTTAAAAATAATGAATAATTTTGAACAAACATATAAAGATTTGTTATTGCGTGTTTTGCAATATGGAGAAGAAAATAAAAACCGCACAAGTATAAATACTTTAAAATTATTTAATCAAAGTATTAATATTAAATTAAATAATGGTTTTCCTATATTAACAGGTAAAAAAATATACTTTAAAAAAGCATTAGCAGAGTTTAAATGGATATATGAAGGTCGTACCGATTTAAAATATTTACAAGATAATAATATAAATTGGTGGAATGAATTTGCAATTAATGGTCAGCTTGGGAAAGTATATGGATATCAAATTAAAAATTATAATAATTCTATAAATCAAATTAAATATTGCATTAATGAAATTAAAAACAACACGCGGCGAGCTATTATTACTTTATGGAATCCATCTGATTTAAAAGAGCAAGCTTTACCTTGTTGTTATACTCAACTTAATTTTGTAAGAAGTAATAACAAATTAAATTTAGTAATGCACTTTAGAAGTTCAGATTTATTTTTAGGTTTACCTTATGATATAATTTTTGGAGCTTTATTTTTAATTGAAATATCTAAACAATGCAATTTAATGCCATATGAATTAGGTTTAAATTTAGCTGATGCACACATTTATATGAATCATATTGAACAAGTTAATTTATATTTAGAAAGTAATACTTATGAATTACCTCAATTAAAAGGAAATTATAATAATTATTATTTAGATAATTATAAATCAAATAAATTAATTAAAGCACCTTTAGCTATATGACAACTTATTATGTATACAGAATACCAAGAACAAATAAAATTGGGTGTACACATAGAATAAAAGAAAGGCTTCAAGAACAAGGAGTAAGTGAATATGAAATATTATATAAAACTACAGATATTAATGATGCTTCAAATAAAGAAATTGAATTACAAGATAAATACGGGTATAAACGGGATAGAGTTCCATATAATCAATTAAATTTTAATACAATGGAAAAAATACATATAACCAATGAAACAACAACTTTTGCAAAAGTTTTTAATAAAGAAGATTTTGATAAATATCACTCAAAATTAAAAATGCTTAATTTGCCTGATTTTGGTGAAATTGAAATTAACAAAGACATATTAGAATTTATTAAAAGCAAATTAACAAAAAGTCAATATCCTAATTTTGGTATGTATATATATAATCAAAGTTTATACAATTACGTAGAGTCAAAAAAAGAATATACAAATTTTGAATTAATACGAAAATGGGCTAAAGAAAAAGGTATATTAGATAAAGGTGATAGTAAAACACAATATATAAAATTACAAGAAGAAGCGGGGGAATTGGCTAAAGCTTTATTAAAAAAAGATAAAGAAGAAATAATTGATGCTATAGGTGATTGTGTTGTTGTATTAACTAATTTAGCGGAACTTGAAAATTTAAAAATAGAAGATTGTATTAAAAGTGCTTATGATGTTATTATAAATAGAACAGGTAAGATGGTTAATGGCACTTTTGTAAAAAATGAATAAAGATATAATAGAAGAATTTTATCTACTTGCTTTAGTAGATATAGCAAATGGCAGAGGTTTGCAAGAACTTGAAGAAGCTATTGAACTATACGAAAAAGCAGAAGAATATGAAGCGTGTGCAGGAATATTAAAAGCAATACACGAATCAGGATATATGACATTAAACGAATTACTAAATAAGATACAAGATGAACAAACAGATGATTAAAGAAATAGTAGATAACTACTTTGAATTAAACCTTAAAAGAAATACTCGTAAGAGACAATATGTAGAAGCAAGAGCAATCTTTTATAAGCTATGCAGAGAGTTTACAAAGTTAAGCCTTGAAGAAATAGGCGAACAGGTAAACAGAGACCACGCTTCTGTATTGCACGGTATAAGGTCTTTGAATAATTGGATAGAATACGACAACAGGATAAAAAACAATCTACGAATCCTACGAAACAAAGTAAGAAACTTTGAAGATGAAAAAGATAACGTAATAGAATTAGATGAATCTATAGTGCTTAAATACGTTCAGCTTAAAGAACAGGTAAAAGAGCAGGAAGAGATAATAAACGACCTACGTAATGCACTAAAAGATATAACAGAGAAGCACACTCGTAGAGAGAAGTTCTATCAGAAGTATGGGTTTATTAATTAACACTTTGTAAATAAAGTTATTGTATAATTAATTAATTAATCTATTTTAATTATGGATGGTAGAAAAAATAATGGTGGTCATTCTACAAAAGGGTTCGCAGGAAGAAAACCTAAAAGCGAAGAAATAAAACTTGTAGAAAGATTATCTCCTTTAGAAGATGCTGCACTTGATGCCTTAAAGAAAGGTGTTGAATCAGGAGAACTAAAGTGGATTCAATTGTACTTAAACTACTATCTTGGTAAACCAAGAGAAACAAAAGATATTACAATCAATGAAGATTTACCGCTTTTCATTGAGGATATTGATTAATGCAGGTTAAGAAAACAATAGCACTTAAAAAGCTACAAAAACTTAAAAGCAGGATACGAATAGTTAAAGGTGGAACATCAGCATCCAAGACTATATCGATTCTTGCTTTATTGATTAACTATGCTATAAGAAACAAAGGAAAAGAAATAAGCGTAGTATCTGAATCCATTCCACACTTACGTAGGGGCTGTATTAAGGACTTCTTATCGATTCTAAAAGGTCTCAATAGGTATAGTGATAGTCAGTTCAATAAAAGTACCTTAAAATACACCTTTTCAAATGGTAGCTATATAGAGTTCTTTTCTACAGACCAACCTGATAAGTTAAGAGGTGCAAGACGAACAGACTTATACATTAACGAGTGTAACAACGTTCCTTTTGATGCTTATACACAATTAGCAGTAAGAACAAGCGGAACTATATGGTTAGACTACAATCCATCTAATTTGTTTTGGGTAGACAAAGAATTGGTAGGAAAGCAGGACACCGATTACATCACACTTACTTACAAAGATAATAATGCACTACCTGAATCTATAGTAAAAGAAATAGAGAAAGCTAAAGAGAAAGCAAAGACTTCTACGTATTGGGCAAATTGGTGGAAAGTATATGGATTAGGAGAAACAGGTAGTTTAGAAGGTGTATGTATTCCTGATTGGAAAGAAATAGATAGACTTCCTGAAGATGCAAGGCTAATGGCTTATGGTATGGACTTTGGTTATTCAGTAGACCCTACTACCTTGATTGCATTATATAAATGGAATGATGCTTATATCTTTGATGAGGTTCTTTATAAGAAAGGAATGTTAAATAGAGATATAAGTCGCTTCCTACAACAACAGGACATAAAAGAAAACATTGTTGCTGATTCAGCAGAACCGAAATCTATAGCGGAGTTACAAGGATATGGACACTCTGTATATGGAGTAAGCAAAGGCAGAGATAGTATAGTGTATGGTATTAACCTCATCAATCAAAACGAGATATACGTTACTGCAAGAAGCAAGAACTTAAAAAGAGAACTACAAGGATATGTATGGGCAAAAGATAAAGAAGGTAACACACTACAAAAACCTACAGGAGAACATCCTGACTGTATAGATGCAGCACGATATGTTCTTACTGACCAATTAGAGAATCCTAATAAAGGGGAATATTTTATCTATTAATTAGGATTGTTTAAAAAAAGTTTATATATTCGTATAAACAAAGTTTAATTAAATCAATAATTATGGAAGATTTTACAGAAGTATTAATTAGTAATTTAACAAAGAAAGAGAACCGCAAGAACACAATTAAGTTCATAGGCTACTCTTTACTCTTTGGATTATTTGGATTAGCATCAATGTATGGATTTTTATACTTTATGCTATGGGCAAACGAAATAACAGATAAGATTCTTGGAATATCATAAGATGAAACAAGCGTGTTGGTACGAGGATATTTACGTTGTACAGAAACCTACAAAGCGAGGTGGTTATAAAGGTTCTGATGTAACACTTTACATTGACTACAAAGGTCAAAGAAATATAGGAAGTCAAAAGATAACCTATGCACAGAACAGTAAAGAGTTAGTAGATGCAATAGAGACTGCTTACGAATACGCATATAAAAGATTCATATTAAATAGTTAATATTTTTTCATTTGGTTAAATTGGGGATTAGGTGGCTTTGTGCTACCTTTTCCTTTTTATACATATTAATGACTTATTTATTGTAATTATATGAAAGTTGAAATAAACGTACCTGATTCACTTAACGAGATTACTTTAGGACAGTATCAAAGATTTGAGAAGCTGAACACAAAGGACAATCAAGGTTCTACATTCCTGCTTCAAAAAATGGTAGAGATATTTTGTAATCTTGACTTGAAAGATGTAGCAGAGATTAAATACAAATCTGTACAGGAGATAGCAGTACACTTAAATAAGATATTCGACACTAAACATACATTGATTCCTACCTTTGAATTAGGAGGTGTAGAATACGGTTTTATACCTGTATTAGACGATATGACATTAGGGGAGTATATAGACCTTGATGAGAACTTGGGAGATTGGCAGACAATGCACAAAGCAATGAGTGTACTATACAGACCAATCAACTATAAGAAAGGACATAAGTACAATATAGAACCATATAGTGGAATGAATGACAGACTAAAGTATATGCCTTTAGATGTAGTGTTTGCTGCTATGGTTTTTTTTTGGAATTTAAACAACGAGTTAATACAAACTATCCTGAACTATTTACAGAAGGAAACACAGAAGCTAACTACTCAACAGAGGGAACGTTTGGAAGCAAGTGGGGTTGGTATCAATCGGTCTATGGAATTGCTAAAGGAGATGTTACCAAGTTTGATGAGGTTACCAAACTCAATGTACACGAGTGCTTAATGTACTTGGCTTTTGAAAAAGATAAAATAGAATTAGAAAAGAAACTGATTAAGAAACGATGAAAGGGTTTTACAACGTAACAGACAAACTAAAAGACACGCTATTAGCAGAGCCATTTGTAAATACGGTTACATTTGGTTCTATTGATGATGTAGACCTCAACAAACAAACAATCTTTCCTTTGTCTCATATCACAGTAAACAACACTACTGTAGGAACTAAAACGCTAACGTTTAATATTAGTATTCTTTCTATGGACATTGTAGACATAAGCAAAGATGAGGTTACTGATATATTCGTAGGAAACGACAACGAGCAGGATGTGTTAAACACTCAATTAGCTTTACAGACAAGAGTAATAAACATCCTACAAAGAGGGGATTTATATACAGACCTTTATCAAGTACAGGGAGATGTTACTTGTGAGCCATTTGTAGATAGATTTGAAAACAAGTTAGCAGGATGGGCAGCTACATTTGATGTAGTAGTACAAAACGATATGACAATATGCGACTAACCAAAACACAGGAGGCTTTAGAATCCTTTAAGAACTTTGTTATACAACAGGCACGCACAAGGCTTACAAAAAGTCGTAAGAACGTTTCTAAGGAACTTTATAATAGTTTAAAGGGTAAGGTAAAGGAGATGCCTAATTCTATCCTCTTGGAGTTTGAGATGGAGGAATACGGATTGTATCAGGATAAAGGGGTAAGCGGTACAGAGAAGAAGTACAACACACCTTATTCTTATACTACAAAGATGCCGCCTGTAAAGAAGTTATCAGATTGGGCAAAGACACGAAATATAAGATTAAGAGACGAACAAGGAAGATTCACAAAGGGCAATTATAACACTATAGGATATTTGATAGCAAGAAGCATATACAGAAAAGGAATTAAACCAAGTTTATTCTTTACTAAACCATTTGAACAAGCATTTAAGAAACTACCTGACGAACTTGTAGAGAAGTTTGGTTTAGACGTAGAAGATTTCTTGGCATACACACTAAAAGAAGATAGATTAAGATGAGTACAAAGATAAACGTAAGAAGTCCGTTTTATGCAAGTTATGGAGAACCTACACCTCCAAGTGTAGAATTAACTTGTGCGCTAATAGACCTACAAGGATTTTCCGTAGACCAATTTGGTAACGTTACAAAACCAACACCTAAATACGGAACAATATTGTCATATACTTCTTCTGATGGAGATTTCTCTGATGGTAGATTTGCTACCGTAGGAAGTGATACATCAAGAACGGTTACATTTACTATTAGTATTCCTCCTGAATTTACAAATGCTTTAGATGACACAATAGATTGTACTGCTACGGCTACACAACCTACTTTTGTTTGTACAGGAGGAGTAACAACAAGCGGAAGTATTCCTAACCAAGCATTAGATACAGGAGGAGATACAGTTACTATTGACGTTTCTTCTTACTTTACTGCAGGAGTAGACCCAATATCGTACTATACAATCACAAATAACTATCCCGACTATTTTGACTACACAATAGATGGTAGTGATTTAACGATAGTATCTAAAAATAAAGCAGGGGTTAAAAACCTATACGTTGAAGCTAACGATGGAGACCCTTTAACTTGTAATGCTACACAATCTATTCAAATAACAACTACTGCGACAACCGCTTATACTTGTGATGATTCTTATTTAACAGGAGGAATAGTAAATCAAGATGGTAGTATTTTAAAACCTACTGCTAATGGTGTGGTGGGAGATATAAAAACGTCAAGTGGAGGTACACCCATTACAAGTGTTCCCGCGAATAATACAGGGTCTTTTATAGAGTGGACTTTATATTTTGATATTACAGTACCTAATGGATATTCAAATACAGGAGCGACTGTAGAATGTTCTAAAGTGTATCAACAAGTTAGTAGTACTCTACCTCAATTTGATTGTGATACGGCAGGACTTACAGGACAAGCAATAACGAGTACAGGAATCATATCAGTAGGAACTGCAAACGAGGGAACTATTACAGGGTTTAGTCCAATATCATTTCCTCAAGTGTTTACTAATACAAGTAGAACCGTTACTTATACGATAGCTGCTCCTTCAAGTGGATATGACAATAGCGGTACTGATATTACTTGTCCTGTTACTATGACACAACCTGCAACTTCTTTAACTTGTGGTATAGAAAAATGGTGGTACACAAGTACTTGGGAAAGATATATGACTATTGCACAAGTACAAGCTGCTTTTCCTACTAAAGACTATGCCTATTGGTCACAACCCTACATAAGTGTAGAAGGTACTTATTTGGCTTACGGTAAAAATTCAACAACAGTTATTGGAGGTATTGCCAACGGAGAGGCAAGTTTAGAAAGTGCAACTATGGAAAATAACATTAACACTACCTTTTGTTATTTACATACTCCCTTAACTCCAAGAATACATACAAGAAAGAGTTATAGTACTACTCTCGTTTATGAATACACAAGAGTAACTAAATCAAAAGAATACTTTGCACAAACCCCTGCTTCCAATGAATTTGATTGGTTTTTAAGAGTATTAAACAATGGATTTATTACAGAGATTTGGTATGTAGATTGGGTAAATGGAACTTTTACAAGAATAGATAATATTTAGAGATGGCAATAAAGACAGTAGATTTACAGATATATATTTATGAGGGTACGGCAGGAAGCTATGCTGATACAGACCTTAAATATCAAATACAAAAAGAAATATTAAGTGGAGACACCAATGTAGTATTTGAGATAGCAGAACTTGTAAGGGATTATTTAGATTTAACTTTTAACGATGACTATTTATCAAGAGCGCTTT